ATTTCATCATACAATGCATTTGTAACAGTGTTTATTATTTTGCCAGGTTCTGCGCCCTCGACGTATTTACCATCACGCTTGTTAACTTCAGGTGATAGTTGACCCAGAATTTTTAAGAAAGGTAACGCAAGATCTTCCTGCGATATATTCTGAGCGCCTTGTTGTGCATCAGCCTCCATGTCAAATGTCGCTAATGCTCCTTCTTTTTTTGTTGCTACTTGGTTCATGTTACTTGTTCCTTTTTATTGTTGTTTTATTCTCCGAGAACACCCCGAAGATTTCCGTTGGCATGTCTAATCCTGCCTCAATACGCTCACGGACGAGCGCTTTCAGAGTCATGGGTTCTACCTTCATCTTTTGTGTCGGTTGGAACCCTTGACCCTTCGCAAGTTCAGCGTAAG